ATTTACCGCCGCATCCATGAAGTGGCAGCCGACCGCGGCGAGGATACGGGCGGATTGCTGTTCCGCATTCCTGAAATGTCAGCAACCAGCTTTCACAAGGAAAAGCGCCTGACAATGCGCCATCGGTGCGAAATGGCCGCGGAATTGGCGACCCATGACAAACCGGTGACGGTATGGTGTGAAACCAATGAGGAAAGCGCGCTTCTTACCAAGCTAGTGCCGGACGCCATCGAGGTGCATGGCTCGCTATCGCCGGATGAAAAAGAGGCGCGGTTGTTAGGGTTCGCCGATGGCAAATACCGGGCCATGGTAACGAAGCCCAAGCTGGCAGGCTTTGGCGTCAACTGGCAGCATTGCTCCCATGCCGTGTTCGCCAGCATCAGCTTTAGCTATGAGCAGCACTATCAGGCCGTGCGGCGCTCGCATCGGTTCGGACAGAATGAAATGGTGCGAAATGATATCGTTTTGGCGGATACGGAGCGCGTCATATGGGAGGTAATTGCGACCAAGAGTGAAAAACATGATGAAATGAAACGCAGAATGGCGGAAGCTATGCGAGAGGTCCAGTTGAGCGCCGATGTGCGGCGGACCTATGATCGCCCCCTTAACCTACAATTCCCGGAATGGGTAAAAACCGAGAGGATGCAGTAATGAATGCCGATTATCACGGGGCCGGATGGGCTCTCTACCATGCGGATTGCATTGAAGGCATGCACGCCATGCCTGCGCAATCGGTCGATTGCAGCGTGTTTTCGCCGCCGTTCGGCGATCTATTCGTCTATTCGGACAGCGAGCGCGACTTGGGCAATGCTGGCAGCGATGAAGAATTTATCGGGCAATATCGATTTTTCGCCGAGGCGCTGGCGCGGGTAATGAAGCCGGGCCGCATTGCTTGCGTGCATTGCACCGATCTGCCAACGCGCAAGGGCAAGCATGGCTATATCGGCCTGCAAGATTTCAGTGGCGATCTGATCAAGGCGCACACGGCGGCGGGCATGATCTACCATGGCCGCACGACGATATGGAAAGACCCCGTGGTTGAGATGCAACGCACAAAGGCGCTGGGATTGCTCTACAAACAAATCCGCAAAGATAGCGCCATGAACCGAGTTGGAATGCCGGATTACATGCTGTTTTTCCGCGCGCCCGGTGACAATCCCGACCGGATTGAACATGCCGCGCCAGGGGATGCGGAAGCCGTCAAGATCGCCAAGAAATGGCTCGATGAAATGCACCGCGCGGGGCTCGCATCCAACGTGCCGGATGACAAGATGCTAGCCGAGCTTGTCAAGCACGCGGAATTTGACGTGTACGAATGGCAGAAACTGGCGTCGCCGGTATGGATGAATATCCAACAGGGCAATGTGCTCAACCGCATCAAAGCGGAAAACGATGAGAAGCACGTATGCCCGTTGCAACTGGACGTGATCGAGAACTGTCTGCGGCTCTACAGCAAGCCCGGTGACGTGGTGTTAGATCCGTTCAACGGCATCGGCAGCACCGGCTATCAGGCGGTCAAGATGATGCGGCGCTATGTCGGGTTCGAATTGAAGCCGGAATATATCGCGCAAGCATCCAAGAACCTTGCCGATGCTGAGGCGTCGGCAGGCGATCTGTTTGGCCTAGCCGCCTAAGAAAAAAGCCCCGCCTGTTTAGGGCGGGGCAAGTTCGCGGAGACAGATGCAGTCTGCCCGCTTGTAGCATCATTGCACGGAAGGCGCAATCCGTTCAAAGGCAGCAGGTGTAAACGCCCTCTTAGCGTGCTTCGTGCAATACGAATGGCCAGCAATGATTTGTTCGCCGCAATAGTGGAAGTTTCCTGCTGGCGTCACGTCACCATCAATCCACTGACAGCGCGACAGACGCGGGGCAATGGGCATCCCCCATCGATGCGTTGGCGGCTCTTTCTTCTTATGCAGCCCCATGCGTCGCGCGCGTCCTATGATGACGTTCTTGCTAACGCCAAGCCGTTTGCCGATGGCGAAGGCGCTCCATTCTCGCGTTCCGTAGTGCCGGCGGATAAAAGCCAGTGCGGCATCGTCCAGGCAAGCGCCGAGTGACGTGGTTCGCGGGCGCTCAGGCAGGCCAAGCATATCACGCCAGCGCCTTGCGGTTTTCTTGCTAATCCGCATTGCCTTGGCGATCCCCGCCATGGCCACGCCCCGGCGATACATCCGAGCAAATTCTGCATGGCGAGCGTCAGTCATCATCCGGCTCCATGCCTAGCGCGCGCATGTAGAGGTCTAGCAGGCTTTCCAGTTCCACCCGATCTTGCGGCTCCATCTTACGGAGCTTGATGACCTGGCGCATAACCTTTGGGTCAAAGCCGTTGGCCTTTGCTTCCGCGTAAACCTCGCGAACGTCAGCGGCCAGCCCTTCCTTTTCTTCCTCTAGCCGCTCGATCCGCTCAACGTAAGCGCGCAACTGGCCGCTTGTGATTGCTTCAGTCATGATCTGTTTCCTTCACTTAACATCAAAACGGTATGTCTGAGTCCAGATCGTCTTGAGCAGGCCGCCCCGCTTCCCGCCCTTGCGAGGCGACATACCCCCCGCCATCTCCTATCAGGGTCAGCGTGCCACGGAAGCGCTGTAAAACAACTTCCGTGCTATACCGGTCTGCCCCGCTCTGGTCAGTCCATTTGCGTGTTTGCAACTGGCCTTCGATGTAGCATTGCGAGCCTTTTTGCAGGTACTTTTCAGCAACCCCGGCAAGCGCATCATCAAAAATAACAACGCGGTGCCATTCAGTCTTTTCCTTCTTTTCCCCGCTGCTTTTGTCCGTCCATCGCTCTGATGTTGCCAGCGACAGATTGGCAATCTTTGACCCTGATTGCGTATGCCGGACTTCTGGATCGCGTCCGAGACGCCCCAGCAATATCACCTTGTTAACGCTACTCATTTTTATGTCTCCGTTAGTCAAAAGGGTGGCTAAAGAAGCTGATCGGCCTCATTCAACAAGCGCTCAAACGCTTCGTGGCGCTTTTGCCATGTCACTTGCCGAAATGGTTGCCCGTCGCCAGATTTGCGCTCTGCATTTGCCTTACTCTCTACAAGCTCCATGCACGCATCGAGGCTCATGGCCAGCTTGCGCATAACTTCTTTTTCGTGTTCCGTCATGATGTTTCCTTTGCTTTTGGGAATGCGCCCAGGCGCTGCAAATCGTCAATAATCCACCACGCCTCGGCGATGCGGTGGTCTTTGGCCAACACGCGAACGTCAGGGCCATTGATGCGCGCGAACGCTTGCGCCTTGTGTGTGTCCGTCACCCGCTCCGTAAATGCAGCATACCATGCCGCGGCGTCCGGGTATTCGTCCCGGCCAATGATAAACCGTGGTTGCGTCATCTGCCCGCCTCCATCGCCTTTGGCGCGTGAAACTTGACGCCTTGCTCCGCGCCATAGGCGCAAATCCAGTCGATCAATTCGGCCATTTGGCGTTTGTCCAATTTGCTGGACTGAAAGCCAAGGGGGAACGGCTCGCCCGACAGGCCGGGAATAAATTGCACCTCGTGCCCGCAAGCGTGCATAAACAACGCCTTCCATGTTTCTGGCGTGTAATGCCGTCCTTCGGGGCATTGCCGGGATATGTCTGTCAGCATTGCCCACATGAGCGCGTTTTGATCCAAGGTGCGTTTGGGCGGCTTGATGGTGACGACAGAGCCAGCAGGCGCTCGCACGATGGCGTGAGTTGCAAGCCGTCGCTGCTCCTCCCCGGCGAGGATGATGGTGTTGCCGGGCATCAAAACGCTTCCTTTTCTTGCCACGTCCGCACCCCGTCGATTGCCGGGCCGCGGTGGTTTTTGCTGACGTATTCCTCAATAAACGCCGTCAGCGCGGCGCGGTCGTTTTTGGCGATCCAGTTAAGCGTTGCGCGGTGATCGGTGATTTCGTAGCGGTGAACCGTCCGCAGTCCGCGGACTTCAACTTTGGTGTTGCTGGCTTGCTTCGCCGCATCAATGGCGGCTTGCTTGGCTTCCGCCGCCTGCCGTTGGGCTTCAATGTTGCCTGCATCGGCAGCACGAGCGGCGGCTTCTGCTTCCGCCTTTTTGCGTTCCGCCTCTCGATACGCGGCACGCCGGGCGGCTTCCTGTTCCGCCGCCAGCTTGCGCTTGCAGTCGTTGACGATGGCCGCAAGCCCTTTGGTGATCCGGTCCAGATCATCCTCCGCAGGCTTCCACCGCGCAACCTCTGCTTTCCATGCCTCATGTAGCGGGCCGGTGGCGGCGTCGCGGGCTTCTTTGATCGCCTTGCGAGCGGCTTTGACCTGCTTCGCTAGTGCATCAACGGCCTTCATTTGCTCGGCATTGGTGACGGGCTCGCCATCAAGCCAGTTGGCAGCTTCTGCCAGCGCATCGTCGAACGGGGCTAGCGTAACTTCGACTGGATCGGGAGGATTGTTGCCGCCGATCACGGCGCGGGGGTTATCGGTCATGCTCCATTTCCCTCTTGGTATAACGCCCAATCAATGGGCCGCCGTAATATTTTGCCAACGCGCCTTTGGGATACAGCCAAAGAGAGCCGCCGCCGCCACAGTCTGGGCACTCATCAGGCTCTTTAACGCCAAATTGCCACGATGATATCTGGCCGTGGCCGTCGCATCGGTCGCACCGCACATATTTCCCGCGGGGCTTTGTGTCTGTCATCGTCTGTGCTCCATCAGTAGGGAATATCGTCTGCTAGATCGTCATTAATTGACGGCTGATCTTGCGCCGCCAATTGCGCTTTCCGCCGATCCTTGGCGTCGGCAACACCGGGCGCGACTTGGACGGGCTTGGGCAGCATGGTCCATTTTGCCTTCAGGTCATCTAGGCTTTCGGCGTTTTCGAGCATTTCCTTAGCCGCGGCAATCGTGGCGGCGGCGGGCTTGTCCGAGACATTGCCGGGCGTGTTTTTAGACGGGTCATGGCCTTTCTTTAGACGATCATTAGACGCGCTGCCCTTTGCGCCTTCGCCATCGTCATCTTCCGGCGCGACGCCTGCCATAGTCATAAGCCCATAGCGGCGAGCATAGGTCATTGCCGAGCCATAACCTTGCATATCGTTCTTGCCGAATATCAGCGGCACCCGGCAGACGAGACGCTCGCCGCTGGTGTGCAGCAAAACAGTTTCAACATAATGGCCGGTTTCATCCTGTCCCGGCGGCTGGATAACCGCGATGCCGTGATTGTGCAGAGCGTCCATGCACGCATCCATGACGCTAGCAAGGTCTGCATATTTCGAGTTCAAATGCGGGTTGATCGCCTGCCGCAACGCTGGCCCCATTTCGGCCTGAGCGGCCACAAGCGCCGCCGCAATTGAAGTGTGTTTGGTTTGGTCCATCATCTGTCTCCGGTTTGATTTGTGAGGCATGTTGCCAGCGCCAAAAGGAAAAGGCAAGATGAAAAATCGCTTGCGCGCGGATAAAATATCATGCAGTGTGTTTGGCATGACAAAGCCATGCGATGTAATCGAAAGATGCGGCCTGGCACCGTTGGCGACCGCGACGGGCGTCAAGGCCGAAACAATCAACCGCTACCGCTGGCACGAGAAAATGCCCGCGTCGTGGGCTCCGGGCGTTCGCGCCGTTGCTGGCAGCCTGTCGCCGCCGCTTTTCGTGCCGGATGAGTGTTTTTCCTTTAGGCGGCGAGGCGGCAATGACTGAAAACATAACCGTCACGCTGCCCTGGCCTGACCGGGCGCTATGGCAAAACAGCCGGGCGCATTGGACGGTGCGCAGAAGTGCCACAAAATCGCACCGCCAGCGGGCGTGCTTCGAAGTCCAATGGGCTGGCAGATGTGGCCTGATCATCACCGGCCAGCCGCAGCTTGCCTGGACGATACACCCGCCGGACAGACGCCGCCGTGATCTGCCGAACGTCATAGCGGCGTTGAAACCCGCCATAGACGGCATACAAGACGCGCTAGGCATTGATGACCAGCACTTCTTGCACCAGTGGCCGAAAGAGTTTTCCGAGCCCGAACGGGGCGGAAAAATTACCGTAACCATCACCAGTGGATACCGATGAAATGACCGAAAAGCACACAGCGGAATGGGTTTGCCGATCTGAAACCGTGACGCCTGAACGCGCCGCGGACATTCTGAAATTCCAGAATACCAAAAACCGGCGGCTTCGCCCCGGTGTTGTCACGCAGTATGCGCAATTGATGAAAGACGGCGACTGGAAACTGTCACCGGAGGCCATCGTTATTTCGGCAACCGGGCGGCTGTTGAATGGCCAGCATCGATTGCACGCGGTTGTCGCGTCTGGCTTGCCGCAGCAATTTTTTATGATCTACGGTCCGCCGGATGATGTGTTTTCCGTGCTAGATCGCGGGGCAAAGCGATCAACGGCAGACGCAATGGAGCTAGACAAAAAGCTCACGGAAGCGGCGACGCTGCTTTGCGTAATTCAGGGCGGCGCGCATAACTCGGTGAATGATTTTGCCGTCTCGCGGGCGGCGGAATGCATTCAGGAAGGGCACAGGCAATTGCTGGAACATTGCAACACTGTGCGTCCTGTGTTTTCGTCCGCGCCGTTCCGGCTGGCGGCAGTTGCGCGCATCATGGGCGGAGCGGATAGTGGGCACGTTCACGAACTATATCGGCAGCTTGTGTTGGCGCACACTGAGGAATTGCCGCCCATTGGGCACGCAGCTATGCGAATGTTTTTGCAGGGCGGATTTACTGCGCACGGCGCGGGCAACGCCGGGCGCGTGCGCACGCTATGCAGCGCATGGGCAATTTTCGATCCAGCCAAGCGGAACAACTCGCGGTTTATGTCGCCGCCGCGTGAAAAATGCGTCGTGGAAATAAGCGCCGCCACTGGCTATCCGGTTTGAACGCAAAAACGGCCCCACCAGGGAAGCGGGGCCGTTCTTGAACGGAAGGAGGAATGCGGCTATGGTGCAATCAGGAACCCTAAGCCGGGTGATTGTGTAGCACACAGGGAAGCGCTGCGCAATACCCTGGCCAACATGAAAGGCCAAAAATGAGCCAATCGCCATTTGTGCCATTTTACACGTCCGATTTCCTTGCGGGAACCGGCGGCATGACCGCCGCCACAAAGGGCGTCTACATTACGCTGCTATGCCTTATCTACGAGCGTGAAGCCCCGCTGCCGCAAGCGTGGGATGACTTGGCGCGGCGCTGCGGATGCACTTTGCCCGCGTTCAATCGCGCCGTGGAAAGGTTGGAGGCAGACGGAAAAATAGCCGTTTTAGACGAAGGCATATGGTCGGAAAAATGCGAAAAACATATCGCGCAACGCTGCGAGCGGCGAACTAGCGCGAAGGCCGCCGCAAAAACACGATGGCAAAAAAGCCAACAAAAACAAAGGCAGGACGATGCGGGCGCATTGCGCCGGCAATGCAAACCAGAACCAGAACCATATTACACTCTTGATAAACAAGAGTGTAGCGCGCGCGCGAAGGGGAACGACGATGCAGAGCGAAAAAGCGGCGGCGATGAAGCACCGGATCACGAGGCCGGAACGGCCAAGCAAAAAACCGGAATCGGAAAGCGAGCCATTGGGGAGTGTGCTGAGCCGACTGAAAAAGACATACAGCACGCGGAGCAACACGGCATCGACTGGCGAGCCGAATGGCCGAAATTCCGTGACTACCACATCCGCGCCGAAACCCGAACAACTGACCGCGGATGGCGAGCCTCTTGGCGAAGCTGGTGTCGCAAAGCGGTGGAGTTCGCAGAGCGTGCCCGATCCAATGACGCGCCTCGCCAGAATGGTGGACGGATGGACTGGAACGAAGCCGCAGCTTTGGTCATGGCTGAGCAAGCCAACACGGCGGCAGTGGTCGATGATGGAGGATGGCCAGACTGGCTCACAGGGGATGCGCCGATGCCTGGAGCCACCGCCCCAAGGCTGTCGCCGGGAAGTGATGGCGGTGCATGATCTGGCGCACATGATACTTGCCGAGCGGATAACAGATGCCGAGCTAGGCCGGTTCCTGGCCGGGTGTCATAGTGCGCTCAAGGCACGCGGCGATGCGCCAAGCGGTGACGGGCTGCTAGCCTGGAAGGTGGGGCTCGATGGCCTCCCGCTTTTTGCCGTGCGCTGGGCTTTCCAGCGGTGGATGCAGTCGCGGGATTGGATGCCCGTTCCTGCGGAAATCCGCGAACTGGCGGAAATGAAAGCGGCAAAAATTGAGGCATGGTATCGTGACTGCCGCGCCGCGCTGATCCGGGGCTGCCCATGATTGCGCTGTCTGATCCAACATGCTGGTCGGACGAAAGCCGCGGCATGGATACATGCAAGCGCTTGCTGGCGGACGTAAGCCGCAACGGGCAGGCTTATATGGGGTGCAGCCGATGCAAGCGTGTGCTTGGCGAGGCAGTAGGGCCAGCAACGCCAGCATGCGAGCCATACGAAAACGGCTGGCGCGAAATCCCGCAGGAGTGGTTGCGGTGATCCATCAAACAAAGAAGGCCCCTCACGGGGCCTTAAAATGGGTTTGTGCGGAGCCGGAGCCCCGCGGGTTAGTCTTTGGTTGTGTAGTCGATCTCGACGGCGACACAGTGACCTTCAGCGGCTTGGCGGGTTTTGAACCCGCATGCCCAGCCTTTCCAAAGCCGCCCTTCGATCATTAGGTCAATGGTCCACGGGCGGGACTTGATAAAGCCGTCTTTGCGAATGATGGCGGTCAGGGTATCCATCTGTCTGTTCCTTCTGTTGGCGCAGGGTGTCCCGCGTTGTTGATGACTTGAATATAGGGCGGCATGGCGAAGGCGTCAACACAAAAAAAGATATTGAGTTCGATTTTTTTGTGTTGCATTCGAGAGGGGAAGGGCGTATATATAAGTCATCGAAACGAAAGAAACGGAGTTAAGCAGATGACGCAGATCGAAGTTCTCAAAGCAGAGTTTTCAAAGATTAAGACGATTGATCCGGCGGGCGATGCTTATAAAAAGCTTTGTGCGGCGCTGGACAGCGCAAGCGATGCAACGCTGTTAGAGCTTCGTAGCATGGAAGTGCCTTTTGTTTCCTCTTTGGCGCTTAACCGCTGCTTGCGCCGTGGCATTCTCCCCATTCCTGACTGATTGGCAAAAGATGGGAACGCAAACGGCGGGCTTGATGCCCGCCCGCTTTGATGGTAAAGGCGAAAAATGGAAAAAGGCAGGCCAACAATATACACGCAAGAAATAGCGGATCGCATTTGCCAAGAGCTTGCGACAGGCAGAACTTTGCGCGATGTTTGCCGCGATAAAGGAATGCCGCCGGAAAGCACCGTTCGATATTGGGCGCTGCGTGATATAGAAGGCTTTTTCGCGCAATACACGGAAGCGAGGCAAATCGGCTATTTTTGTATGGCCGATGAAGTGCTTGAAATCGCAGACGATGGCCAGAACGATTGGATGGAGCGTCACGCAGAGGATAACCCAGGCTGGCAGATCAACGGTGAACACGTCCAACGCTCTCGCCTTCGTCTCGATACGCGCAAATGGCTTTTGAGCAAAGCGCTGCCGAAAATCTTTGGTGACAAGCTAGACCATACCTCAAGCGATGGCAGCATGACGCCGAAAGCGGGCTTAGATGTTTCTAAGCTATCGACCGAGGCGCTTAAGGAAATTGTCGCGGCGGCTGGCGAGGAAGAAAAATGACGCAGATGAGGTGCAGTAATGAGCGATTATGTTGTAAAAGTCACAGTTCGAAATGGCCCTATGCTGCGCATTATGCGGGCAAATGGCATGGAAACTGCCGCCGATCTGTGGCGCGCTAGCGGCGTCGATAAAAATACAATCGGCAAATACTTGGCGTTAAAGCGGTCCCCTCTTAAAACGAATGGAGAATGGAAGGGGAGCGCGCTAAAAATAGCGGATGCGCTTCGCGTACTGCCTGAAGATTTGTTTCCACGACGGCACCTTTGGGAAGTGCTGAAAACCAATAGCAAGGAGGTTGAAATGACTTTCGAGCAATTGTCTAGCCCGGACGCGTTCAACTACTTACCGACGCCAGAGGAAATCATTTCCTCTAAAGACCATAAGCACGCAATATTAAAGCTCATGGATGAGAGGCTTAACCCACGAGAAAAGGCCGTGCTTGAAATGCGTTTTGGCATGACCGGGAATCCAATGAAACTGGATGACGTAGGCCACGCCGTTGGCGGCGTGAGTAGGGAGCGCGTTAGGCAAATGGAGGCAAAGGCAATCAGAAAGCTAAGGAATGCTCTTAAGGAGCATGAAATTGGCGTGGAGGCGTGACCAAGCATGGACCACGTGCAGCGCCATCGTGAGAAATATCACCCGGTTGATGATGTAAGCGTGACCATTGCCCATACGGCAACGGGCAAGAAAACGCAGATCATCGCCAAGCGCTGCAAAGCTCATGCTCGGCTATGGAACAGCCTAAGCGAACCGCGCCAAGCCGCCGCCGAGCATGTCAGCAAGTGCCACCAGATCGTCCACGGCTCGCCAAACAAGGCAACGGACCTAAGCAAGCGCCTTGCCCCGCGTGGGGCAGAAATGCCTGACGATGTCTATCACAGGCATTGGCTTGATTACTGCCAGTGGTGGAAAGATTGCGCCGCCGATGGCATCGACCCGCAGCCGTGTGTTTATGTGTTGGCGGAGGGCGGCTTTATCCGCGATCTACACCAAGGCTCGCGCGCCAGAATGAAAGCGACCGAACAACTGCTAAAGGCGCTGGACGTGATGGCTGCGCTAAAGGGCTGGAAATAGACTTGACACAACCGGGGCCAAAGTGCTAAGGGCTGTGTGACGCTGCGCAAGTGGCGTTTAGCATTGGCGTTTCCTTGATGATCCATGCAACTGGCCGTCTTTCGGGGCGGCTTTCTTTTTGGGCGTTATGCACCTAGACCAAGCGACGATTGACGCAGCAAAGCGGGAGCTATACCGCCGCTCGCTTGCCGCTTTTGTCCGCGATTCCTGGAAGGTGCTGGAGCCAGGGCAGCCCTACGTTCACGGCTGGCACATAGATGCAATGTGCGAGCACTTGGAAGCCGTCACGAATGGCGACATAACCCGGCTGCTGATTAATGTTCCGCCCGGCACCATGAAAAGCATGTTGGTTGGGGTATTTTGGCCTGCGTGGCAATGGGGGCCGCGTGGCTTGCCTAGCAACCGGATCATTAGCGCCTCGCATGAGATGGGCTTGGCTACCCGCGACGCCCGGCGAATGCGCCAGCTAGTGGCCAGCAATTGGTATCAGCACCTATGGCCGGTTGCATTCGTTGGCGACCAGAACCAAAAGACCTATTTCGAGAATGACGCGACGGGCTGGCGTCAGGCGTGCGCGGTTGCTTCGATGACGGGGCGGCGCGGTGATGTTGTGATATGGGACGATCCGCACAGCGTCGAGGCGGCGCTATCGGAGGCCCACCGGGAAACGGCGTTGCGGGTGTTTCAGGAAACGCTGCCTACACGCCTGAACAACCCGGATCGGTCGGCCATCGTCATCATCATGCAGCGCTTGCATGAAAGCGACGTGAGCGGCCTGATCTTGGAAAACGACTTCGGTTACGACCATTTGTGCCTGCCGATGGAGTACGAGCCGGATCGGCATTGCGCAACGTCGATAGGGTTTAGCGATCCACGCGAGGCCGATGGCGAGTTACTCTTTCCCGAACGCTTCCCGCCGGAAGTGGTGGAGCGGGATAAGAAAATCATGGGCGCATATGCCTACGCTGGCCAGATGCAGCAACGCCCCGCGCCTCGCTCTGGCGGGTTTTTTGATTGGGAAAAGCTAAAGATCATTCGGGCTGCGCCTCGATGCGTTGAGGTGGTGCGCTTTTGGGATAAGGCCGGAACAGAGCTTGGTGGCGCATACACGGCAGGCGTCAAGATGGGCCGGACAGTCGATGGCCGCTACATCGTGATGGACGTGGTCCGCGGCCAATGGGCGGCGGCAGAGCGGGAGGCAGTCATTAAACAAACTGCCAACATTGACGGCATGAACTGCCGCATCTGGATTGAGCAAGAGCCCGGAAGCGGCGGCAAGGAAAGCGCCGAGGCCACGATCCGCAATCTTGCTGGCTATGCCGCGAAAGCAGAGCGGGCCACTGGTGACAAGGCCGTGAGGGCAGAGCCTTATGCCGTCCAGGTGGAGGCGGGTAACGTTGAATTGGTCGAGGGACTGTGGAACAAGGAATTTATCGATGAGCATAAATCGTTCCCGGTCGGGAAATACAAAGACCAGATCGACGCGGCGGGCGGCGCGTTTAACAAAGTCGCCGCGGCGATGATGGAATTTCAAACGCTATGAAACTTCGCATCCCCTGGATCGGCACAGAACGAAAGGCGCACCCGGCGGGCGCATCGTACTATGTCGATATGGGCAATAGCTGGACGCGGGTTAAGGACGCCAAGCATTATCTGGTAGAGGGCTATCAGGGCAATGTGGTGGTGTATGCCGCCATCCAGGAAATCGCGATGGCGATTGCCAGCCTGACGGTCGAGGTGCATGGCGACAACGGGCTTGTGGAAGATCACCCGGCGCTTGAGTTGCTGGATCGCCCTAACGTAACGCAGGGCTGGTCAGGCTTCTGCAAACAACTTTTTGTCGATTACGGCATTTATGGCGAATTGGCGCTTGTGCGCTACCCGGTCAACGGGCGCGGCGTGCCGAGTGAGCTTTGGCATCTTTGCCCGTATGATATCACGGTGAAACCTGGGCGGCGCGGCATTCCGCTAAAGTATGTCCACAAGCGGCAAAACCAGGAAATTGAGTTTCCAGTTGATCAGGTCACGGGCCGGTCGGCGCTGTTCTTTATGAAACGCTACAACCCGGACAATTACTGGCGCGGCCAATCCCCCCTGATGGCGGCGGCGCTGGCCGGCGACTTGCATAACACCGGGATGCAATGGAACTACCGCTTGCTGCGGAATGGCGCGCGTCCGCCCGGCATTATCAAGATGCTGGCGGGCGTGTCAGGGGAAAGCATCGCTAGGGCGCGGGAGTATTTCAAGCGGCAAATTCAGGGCTCCGAGAATGCGGGTGAAATCCCCATGCTGCCGGATGGCATGGAGTGGCAGGACATTGGCAAAACGCCTGCTGACATGGATTATGGCGGCTCGCTGACCAAGGCGGAAAAGTTGATTGCGCGGGCCTATGGCGTGCCGTTGCCGCTGATCGACAATGACGCCGCCACCTTCAATAACATGAAGGAAGCGAAGGAGCGGTTCTACACTGACACCGTCATTCCGATGTTTCAGGAGTTCCTAGACCAACTGGGCAATTGGTTGCTGCCAGCCTATGGCGAGGGATTGCGGTTTGCCATCGATATGGACGACATTCCGGCGCTGGAGCCCATGCGGGATCGCGCCTATCAGCGGATGAAGGTGGCGGTGGGCAGTAAGCCCATTCTGACGCAAGACGAAGCCCGTTTGGCGCTTGGCTGGGATGAGCTAGGTGGTGCTGCGGCTATGCTTGATCCGGTCGATACCGTATCAAACGCGGCGGCAAACATGCCCCAGGATGAAAACGCCATCAAGGCAATGGTGGCGATGGCCTATGGCAAGGCTGATTGACGACGATCCGCAGCGGGAGCAGCGGCGGCAGGATAGGCTCATGGCGCAAATCGAGCGCCAATTTGAGCCGCGATACCGTGATGAGATTGCCCGCGCGATGCTGGCCTATGCTGAGGCATGGGAGGCAACCGGCGCAATCGACCGGCAGGCGGAGCATATGGCGGCGCTGGAAACCATCACTCAGCAGCAGGCAACCGAGGCCATCCGGGTATTCGGCAACCGGCTATTAAACGCGCCCAAAAGCGGGCCGATGCCAGAGCATCATAAGGACTTCGCCACAACGCTGCTGAAGTTTGCCACGATGTTTATCGCCGCGGAGAGTTTCCGGCGGCGGATTTCGCAGATTGCCGAAACAACGCGCAATCAGATCATTGCCGCAGTTGAACAGGGCTTTAACGCAGGGCTAGGCCAAGATGGCACTGGCAAGCTAATCCGCGATCTAGTGCCGGTCATGGCTCGCCAGCGGGCAAACCTGATTGCGCGAACGGAAACACACAACGCCGCGAACTATGGCGCGGTGCAGGCGGCTAAGGAAACAGGTCTAGCGCTCCGCAAGGAGTGGATTGCCGCCATAGACGAGCGCACCCGCTTCCAGCACGCCGCATTAAGCGGGAAGGTGGTGGGGCAGGATGAAACATGGATGGCCCCGGCCATTCGCAATGACCCGGCGTACATGATCGCCTTTCCGGGCGATCCGAACGCACCAGCACA